TTAACCCCCTAATATCATTGGATTTCACTTTATTACGTTTCATATTACGTTCCATATGGCGTAATAAAGGTACTTAGGCCGCGCTGAACGCGGCAGAGAAGGCTGCTCTCGACGTCGTTGGGTTGTTTTTCAGAGTACGAGCGACGAACGCAATGAGGTCAAAGTCAGGCTTGTCAGTCTCAGCTTTGAAAGCCTTGGCGAACTTGGGGCCACGCATGGACGCTTTGTCCTCAGCCAAGTCGTGCAGTATGGATACAGCCTCGTTAGACAACTTGCTGTTTGAGATTTTGATACCCACGAGTTGCTTGTTCTTTTTCGTGGCAGTTGCGCCGACGAACACCTTGCTGAACGTCGACAGTACGAGCGTAGCAGTCTTAGCATCACCGCGACGCTTGGCGGCTTGGTACATGCGAGTGATAGGTGTGGTGTCACGTGACTCGATCACGTAGTTAATCGCGGCCACATAGTGCTTGGTCATAGTTGCGCCGTTGCCCACGGATGAAGCGAAGTTGGCAACGCACTTGTCGGCACAGAAAGTTGTATTGGTCATAATAGTCTCCATTGTTGTGTGATAAGTTGTCGTGCAGTAAACACGTCAAAGCGCCCACGTTGTCCGCGTGGGCGCTCAATCTATTTACTTTGGCCTACACACCGCGTGTCCCATGTGAGGATGCCCACATAGTTCACGCGCCGCGACCCGCGACATAATCCCAAAAGACTATGCGTTGCGTCGCGCAGTATTCCAGTCTTCCCCCTACGTTTTCGGTCAGGGCAACCCCATTCCCCTAGACTGCCCTAGCAATTAGCTGAACAGACCGAGAGACAGTAACCGCGTGCATATCTCTCGTGGGTATCGGTTTAAGGTGAGAGCGCGATTGTCAGACGCGGGGTCAAACCCTAGCTTCGATTTATCTTTCCCATATACCCAGCAGGGTATTGCATCTCCGAAGCGACGAGAGCAGGTGGCACAGTTGCTCATATGCGGAGAGACCCCGCGAGCTGTGCTATGTCAAATAACGTGAGGGGGAGCATCAATGCGGCCCTCATATATGGCGCGCGGTTGACCGAGGGGGGGGAGGGACCGAGGGGGGTGGCCCACCCACCCAGCCCTTATGTATTACGTGTACCGCGCCCCCTATTTTTTAGCATTGTTCCCGTTTTGTTCTAAATCACCCGGTTATTGACCGAAAAAACCTAACGTGTTAACGTGTGTGCATGAGTAAAGAGCTGTACAGAGCAATAGACCCGTCAAAGGTCGACCAACCAATTTTGTCGCCAGCCCAAATGCTTGAGATCGAAGATGATCCGAGCAGAATGGAAACTGTTGCGCGGATGCTTGGTGCAGTGAACCTAGATAACTTGTTTCGACATATGCAAAATCCCACAATTAACCCGACGGCCCGGATAGAGTTCCAGAAAATGCTCAATAAGATGGGCAGGTTGGAGCCGGATACCAAGTTGGACGCTGGTGGAGCTGGCCCTCAAGTGGTCATCAACATTACACGCGCCAAAGATCATTCCGATGCCATCACCATCGAAGGTCAAACGGTAGTAGATGATACATGAGATAGATTTTGAGGTCATCGAGAGCCTAGATGACTTCTTTTACTCCGAAAAGTTCATATCCTTAGCGGTAGGACCGGTTGGATCGACTAAAACCACGGCTGGTATCATGAAAATCCTGCACCATGCGGCTAGAATGGCCCCGTGTAAGGACGGAATTAGGCGTTCTAGGACCATTTGGGTGCGAAACACGCGAGAACAGCTCCGAGATACGTCGATTCCTGACTTTTTGAAGTGGATTCCTGATGGGGTTATGGGTTCTTTCCTCAAAACTGAGTACAAATTCGTCCTAAAAGTGGGTGATATTGAGTGCGAAGTGCTGTTTCGCGGCCTAGATGACGCCAACGATGTGCGCAGATTGCTCTCATTACAGGCTAGTTTCATCATATTTGACGAATTTAGAGAGATTCACCCCGATATTTACAACGCCGCTCAAGGTCGTGTGGGGCGGTATCCCGACAAAATGATGAACGGGGTAGGGTGCGTTACCGACGATGGGAAGCCTAATATGCACCTGTGGGGGATGACGAACCCCCCTGATGTGGATACGTTTTGGGAAACGCTGCTCAATGAGCCGCCTGACAACGTGCACGTGACGATACAGCCGAGCGGGTTGGCACCGGAGGCGGACTGGACGAGGTTCTTACCTGACGACTATTATGACAACCTAGCGCAAGGGAAAACTGACGACTGGATCGACGTGTACATACACGCTGAGTTCGGCAAGTCGCTCAGTGGACAGCCTGTGTTCCGTTCGTTCGACCGCTCGGCGCACGCCTCCGCTGAAGCGTTAACTCCCATGTTCTCTGACAGTCCGCTGCTCATAGGGATCGACGCGGGGCTGACCCCAGCGGCGGTGATCGGCACCGTGACGCACGACGGCAGACTGGTGGTGTACGACAGCTTGATCTCCGACGGGATGGGCGCGTTGAGGTTTGTGCGAGAGGTGCTCAAGCCGCTGTTAAGTAACAAATTTCCGGGGCGTAGAGCGCTCGTGATAATCGACCCTGCCGCGTTCCAGCGTGTCCAGACGGACGAGAGAACTGTGGCGGATATATACAAGAACGAGGGGTTCGTCGTGAAGCCCGCGAGGACCAACTCAATCGCGGCGCGTATCGCTGCGGTGGAGAAATACCTGACCCGTGTGGTCGACGGGAAGTACAGTTTCGTCGTCGATGCCCAGAGCGCGTCGTCGTTGGTGCAGGCGTTGGCCGGGAAATATCGTTACAAAATAAATACGAAAGGGGCACGTGATGAAAAACCAGAAAAATCCCATCCGTGGTCGGACGTCGCCGACGCCTTTCAGTATATGTGCCTACACGCCGACGGCGGTGAGACCTTCGGGGCAAGCTCGTGGGGAACGCAGCGCAAAGAGGTCACACGCGTGTCCTCCGGCGGTTGGACTTGATATGTTGACGTGTAAGCACATAGGTGCTACCGTACGCAGGACGTCACAGGTGAGAGATTTATAATGGCGCTAGGCCCAGCCCTAATTCCTGTTGCTCGTGCTTCTGACTTAGAAGCTCAGGCGCAGCGTGCTTCTGATGCAAAACAGAATACCCCTATGCTTCAAGGGCTGTCTTCTCACGTCCACAAACGCTGGGAAGTTATGCGCGACCACCACCAAGATACGCTAGAGCAGCGCTTGTCGACGTGCGTTCGCGCGAGGAATATGGAATATGAGCCTGCAAAACTTGCTGAAATCCAAGAACAGGGCGGTTCTGAGATTTTTATGGGCATCGTTAGCTCTAAGTGCCGGACTGCTACTGCATGGTTGCGCGATACACTTCTAGGAACTGGCTCCGACAAGCCGTGGGCTATTAACGCGACGCCTATCCCAGACGTTCCACCTGACATGAAACAGGCGATGCAGAACATTATGCAGCAGAACCTGATGCAATACTACGATGCTGGCGGGCAACCACCAGACGAGGCAGAGCTAAAGCAGCTTGCGTCGGGTATGAAAGATACGGCCATGCGGTCCATGAAGTTCGAGGCTGAAAAGCGCGTCGAGCGGATGGAGACCAAAATGGAAGACCAGATGCTCGAGGGCGGCTTCACGAAAGCCCTGTTCGAGTTCACGAATGATATAGCTACGTTTCCCTACGCGATCCTCAAAGGACCAATCCCTCGCAAACGCAAGGCGATGAAGTACGTTGAGGGCGGCTTGGGCGTGGTTGAGGTACTACGCGACGAGTGGGAGCGGGTTGACCCGTTTAAGTTCTACTGGATGCCGTGGGGTGATGACATCCACTCTATGCCCGTTGCAGAGCTACACCACCTAACACGCGACGACGTTGAAAACATGCTCGGCGTTGAGGGCTACGACGAAGACGCTGTGCGTTCTGTTCTTACTGACTTTGGCTCAGGCGGGTTCGCTTGGCTTGACCACAACGACGACCTCATGGAAGACGTTACGGGTCAGGATTTCGACGAAGCAAGTACAGATTTAGTCGCTGCTCTACAGCTGTGGGATACAATCCCCGGCGACGTATTGCTAGAGTGGGGACTCGACGAGTCAGAAGTAGAAGACCCTCAGAAGTCTTACCCTTGCGAAGTATGGATGATCGACAATATTGTCGTTCGGGCTGTGCTTAACTATGACCCGCTAGGGCGCAAACCTTACTACCTGACCTCGTTTGAAAAGGTTCCGGGCCGCATCGACGGTAACGGAGTAGCCGACCTGTGTATCGACGCTCAGAATATGTGCAACGCTGCTGCTCGGGCGTTAGCGAACAATATGGGCATCTCCAGCGGTCCGCAGGTCGGCGTTAATATTAGTCGTCTCCCAGCAGGGGAAGACATCACACAGATGTACCCTTGGAAGATTTGGCAGTTTAAACAGTCTGATTTTAACGACAGCACGCCGCCTATGAGCTTCTTCCAGCCGAACTCTAACGCGCAAGAACTTATGGCGGTTTTCGACCGCTTTATGGCGATCTCAGACGAGGTATCAGGTATTCCGCGCTACATGACGGGGCAACACGTTCCGGGCGCAGGGCGTACGTCCTCGGGGCTGTCTATGCTTATGTCCAACGCGGGTAAGAGCATTAAACAGGTTATTAGCAATATTGACCATGACGTGATGCGACCCATGCTGGAACGTCAGTACCAGAGGAACCTAAGATACTCAGATGACCCAGACCTTATTGGCGACGTACAGATTGTTGCAACGGGCGCGATGTCGCTTGTGGTTAAAGAAGCTGAAGCTGTCCGTAAAACTGACTTCCTCCGTCTTGTGTTGGAAAGTCCGGTTGCACAGCAGATTGTTGGCCTGCCGGGTACAGCTGAACTACTCAGAGACGTCGCGGGTAATCTTAACACCAATATTGATAGGCTTGTCCCTTCTCGAGAGGATGTTCAGAAGCAGCAAGACCTAGCTCAGCAGCAGCAGCAGCAACAGATGATGCAAGAACAGCAGCAGCAGCAATCAGCTCAATTGCAAGAGGACGGCACCCCGATGGGTGGGCGGCAAGATAATACCATGAGCCCACGCCCTAATGGTCAATAACGCGTACACGTGTTGACACGTTAACAGATTAGATATAGTTTATACCCATGATTGACTTGAATCTTTGTGACCAGAAGCACGTAAAAGCTCTTCTGAGACTTAAAGAAACAGGCGATGCGGCTCTGGTTGGTCTTTTTGAGGCTGAAGCAGAGCTAGCTAAGACCAGACTTGTAAGCGTGACCGACATGGTAAGTATCCACCGGTTGCAGGGTAGGGTGGAGGCATTTGAAGATTTACTAAGGGCGATGGAGGAGTCGGCCAAAGTATTAAACCGCTCGTAAGGGCAAAACGAAGCAAACCATCACGGGATCAGCCTACCTACGGGCGCTGTAACAGAGTTGATGCTTTAAGGAGAACAATATGGCGTTGCCAAAACAGGTGCAGGCACAGCTTGCGGAAGTCGAAGAGTACGAAAAAGCGTTACTAGCCCAGCAAAACCCAGATCAGGATGCGCCGGAGACAGAGACGGAAGTAGCCCTCGAGACCGAAGAAGCACCAGTACCTAAAGAAGCAAAGCCAGCTGACACGCCACTAACGGACGTAGAGGACGACTTTAAGCAAAAGTACAGCACCCTCCGGGGCAAGTACGACGCAGAAGTTCCACGATTGCACCAACAGGTGCGAGATTTAAGCGGGGAACTCGAGCAAATCCGAAAGGATTTAACTGCTGATAAAGTTGAGCCGACACCGCCGAAAGAGAAAGTCAGTTTAGTGACCGACGCAGATCGAGCCGAATTTGGTGAAGAACTGCTGGACGTTCAACGTCGTGTGGCAAAAGAGGT